TGTGCTGTGTTCAGCCCGGAGATCAGCTGATTCGTGTTGCCGAAATTGCTAAAGGCGTTAGACAGGATACCGTTAGCCGAGTTGGTCAACGTCCCGTAGTTGCTGGCAGCTGTTCTCTGCTGGTCTAGCGCTTGCTGGAAGGCATTTAGCTGCGCAGCTGAGTCAGCCTGGCCAACGCCTCTACCGAAGTTCTGTTCAGCCATAGAGCCGCTTGCAGCTCCGGTACTGTCTAAGACTCCCTTGCCGAACAAGGAATTCTGCAGGCCGTAAGCCTGCTGTTGAATCTGCGGGGCAAGCTGTCCGCGCTGTGCGGCTAGCAGATCCTGATAAGTGCCAGAGAAGCCGCCGAGACTGCCGAGCTGCTGATTAGCAGCCCCCATACCTGCGGCATAGTTGCCATAGGCACTACCGAGGGCGTTCGTAGACAGCCCAAGAGTGCCAGCGGCATTGCCCGTCAGAGCTTGCAGAAGGCCAGGATTATAAGCACCAGAGCCAGTGCCGGCAGCACTGGAGAGATTACCGAAGGCTGGAGTTAGAGAGCCTAGCCCGATGCTTCCCTGCCCGTTGGAAGTGTAGCCGGAAGACATGCCGCCAGGACCGGCCAACGTGTAGCCATTGAGGGCGGTAGGACCAATAGTCTTGAGGGCATTCTGCAGGAGGTTGTATTGCCCCTGCTGACTGTATGCACCTAGACCAGCTCCGCCCAAAGACAGGCCAGTACTGATTAGCGTGCCTAACGTATTGTCGTCCAAACCTATCCGCCTTTTTGACTGTCGTCGCTCGGAGTCGCGGTAGCGAGAGCTGGTGATGCTTGAGGTAATGGCACGTCATCGCCACGCGAGACACGCATGCCGAAGCGGTTACCCGCCTGATTCATCGTCTGAGTTGTGGTCTGCCCCGGTACGTACTTCCTGACAGATCCGTCTTTCTGAAATCTGACATAGCTAGGAACCTTCAGGGATTCCGCTACCGCTATGTCATTAGGAGAGAAGTACTGCCCAAGATCGTCATTGCCGGGATGTGTGTGATACACACCCGCGATCTTCCATCCCTGTTGTAGCTGTACCCGTAGGCCAAAATGATCGTGATTTGATGCTATCGGCGAAGTGTTGTAGTACTTGCCGTCCGGCGCCTGCATAATGACGCCAGCTTGTTCGCCGTGATTGTCGTTAGTGAGAGTGCCAAGTACGCCATGGGCCGAACCATCTAGGTCCGTGACTCCAACAGCATCGGTCGCTACTCCTGCGACCGGATTTTGATCGGCCACTTACGTGTAACGGAAGATAATCTTGCCGGTACCACCGGCAGTAGACGGAATGCTGTTGCTGTTGTTTCCGCCGTTACCGCCAGCGTTGCCGGTTCCGTTGACTCCGACGATACCTGCGCCGCCTGCGGTCGCTGTACTACCACTAGACACGCCGCTAGCGCCGTTATTGCCCGACGTATTTGCAGCCGTCCCACCTGACGCAGTCCCACCTGAGCCTGCTGCGGCTCCCGGACCAACAACAAAATGCACTCCCTTGGTTCCGCCGTTGCCGGTCATAGTAGCAAAGCCCGTGACGGTTCCTGCAATGACACTACTAGCACCGCCGTCCGTTCCGTCACCTAACTGAGCACCAGCAGACCCAGCCGACCCTGCTGTATAAGTGAACGTCTTTAGGTTCTGCCCAACAACAGACATGGATGTGCGTGAGTAGCCGCCTGACCCTGCACTACTGCCACTGCCCGTAGCGCCATTACCGCCGCCACCGCCACCGCCAGAGCCGCCCCACACTTCAATGACGACATTGCTAGCACCATAGGGAATAATCTCTGTGAGACTGGTTCCCGATGTGTAGGTATGCGTGACCGGCTGAAAGGTAACACCTGCTAGCAATACTCCTAGCATCCCACTCATGACAAGCCCGAGCCACTGATAACCCAGGTAGTTGCAGTGACCTTCAGTGCGGTTGCAACTCCGATATTGACGAGAGTTCTGGTGCCGGTAGTGCCTGTGCCAGCTAAAAGCATCGTGTCAGTAGTAATTGCGATCGAACAACTACCGCCGGAGCCATTGTAGAACGTTAGCGCGGTTCCAAGCGGATAAGCGACGCTCCCGTTGGCTGGGATAGTAAATGTACCTACAGAATTCATGTAAATGTGCTTGCCACGATCGGCTAGCACGCAGGTATACCCCGCTAATTGAACATTCTGCGGGACATCCCTCCAGCCGACATCCTGCAAAGTGCCGGCTTGATCGACCGCTTGCAGAATCTGTCCAGAAGTGAGCTGCGCCGCGATGACGCCAGCCCCGGAAAAAAACCTAATCCTGGAGGCAGCGTTGCGCGAGACAAACGACATATCACCAGAGCCCCAATTATTTATCTGGCTCTCAGTCGATCCGTTTTGAAACCCGATATTTCCAAACACTTGCAGCAAGCCCTGGGCTGCTACGCCGGCTCCGCCGATCCCAAAAAGCCCCGTCCCGCTAAATGTATAGGTCGGATTGTCCGTCCCGTTGCCAAATGTCAGAGCTGTCTGTGTCAGACTCGCAACGTTGCGAGAGGCTGCGTTTACAAGCGCGCCAGCGTTAAAGGTCGGCTGGGCCGAAAACGTATGAGCACCGGTCCACGTCGGGACAATCGCCTGAGACAACTGCGGAGCGGCATCAGAGCGCATATATGTAGTGGCAGCACCGTTAACCGGTGTTAGACCGATAGTGCCAGACGGATTAGCCGCAGAAGAGCCGTCTAGTTTAGTTGCAATGGCGGCTGCTATAGCCGCAAGCTCAGGGTCTACGTCCGCACCTTTGATTAGCTTGGCCGGATTGCCCGGTAACAAACTATCCTTGGGAGCAAAAAACGTGGTTTGAACGTAGTTACTCAACTAGGCGATCCTTAGAATTTTGGCCAGCAAATTGGCCTGCTGAACGGCGAAATTACTGTCAGTGTTCGTTTGTATCTGCAGCGAAAAGTACTGCCCGGTTGAACCGGCCTGGATATTCAGGAGGTTCAACAACAGGCCGCCGCTCCATTGATCGAGGTTCCACTGAGCAGATCCCCATTCGGCGTTAGTACCACCTGACACCGTTCTAGTAGCCGTGTTTCCGCTGCTGCTAAAGTCAGTGAACCAAGTGAAGGCAACAATTGCGCTGGTACGCGCGAATAGCAGGGCACCGATACGCTTAAGAGCCTTTAGACGGGCCGTGTAGTCTTGTCCTAAGTCCATCCATGGTGTTCTGAGTATGACAACGAACGTGCTTCCGTCATCCGTACCCGCTGAGAGCTTTGCTACCTTCCCGGCAGTAGAGCTGCTCAAGAAGAACGTTCTATTTGCGAACTCTGCCGATGCGGTCACCGCGAAGTTCCAGCGAGTCATGCGGCTAATGTCGTCGCCGTCCTGGTCCGTGACGCGGTGCCGTTGGTCGGCAATCCACGTATAGTTCGATGCCGGCAGGCTGAGAGAGTAGAACCCTAGTGTCGGGCTATACGTCCCCGTGATGTTGTTCGGATTCTCAGCCTGGAGCTGACTAATCAGCGTGTCGCGGACGTTTTTAGACAGGTTTGTCGTAGGCCGACTACGATTGACCATCAGCCTAGCTAGGCTCTGTATTCCGATTGGAGAGCAGAAGATTAGGTCCGTCTCTCCGACAGCCGCCACCGTCCACTGTGACAGGACGCCGGTCCCTTCAATGACATCCACGACTTGTAGCTGAGTGACATCTAGGCCAAGTACGGACGCAGAACTACTACCATACATGACAATCTGTCTAAGGCCGGCGATTGCTAGCGTACCGTTCCAGGCGAATACCGCGGTAGGGGTGTCATTGCCCTGCGGCCAGACTTTCTGCAGGTTGATCGAACCTGAGTCGCCTGTAGTCCAATTCGTCGCATCCGCGAGGGCGGACCATTTCAGCGTTTTCATGTCGCTGTCTATGCCCCAAACCCGGCCGTATGCGGCGGTGCCGATACCGCCTTGCGGTGCATTGGTGTCCGCCACGTTGCTGAAGGTCCCAGCTGGGCTGGTCATCAGAATTGGCCGCTGACCCGACTGGAATCCGACGACTTGGTCTAGGAAGTTCGCGAAGAACCAGCGCCCACTAGTTATGCTGGATATAGTACCCACCAGCGAATTGGTGTTAGGGGCGGACGTAGACGAGCTGATGCCACCATCGAACGCCACAATAGACACTGATGTCCCGCTACCCGTCCGATACTCGAATACGCTGCGGACAATCCCTGATGCAGGAGAGGCTGAGACAGTCGTCCGACCAGGCCGGGCCGCTGTGCGCCCGAGCGCATCAATAATCGTGTTCTGCGATTCGATAGCCCAAATGGGCGGAAGGACAGCATTCTGCTGCTGCAGATTGAGTCCCATCGCGCCGGGCGTCGGGATCTGCAGAGGATAGAGCTGTCCGTTCGGTAGACCGGCCTGCGTGACGTTACGGGGCATTAGACAAGCATCAGATCCAGAGTATTACCCTGCTCAGCGTTCTCGATACCGACTGCGTCGTCTAAGACTTCGCGGAACTTCTCCTCACTGTAGGCAGAGGAGGGGCCGAGTTCCTCACCTTTTTCCTCGCGGGCCATCCACTGCAAGCCCATGATTATCGGATACGTCGGCACTGTAATGATTGACTGGCCGTTAGGATCTGCCAGAGTCGTAGCGGCGAAGTCTCCCTGTGGGATGGCCAGCGTTACAGCGATAGTCCGAGGAGTGTTAACCGGCGGGTATACATACAGAACTACTTCGTTAGTGTCGGCATCTGAGTTGTCAGGGTTGCCCTGGCCGATGGCAAAGAACTGCGGTTGCT